GCATTAATGGACTCAATGAAATCTAGAGTTAAGGCCTTAACTTTATCTACTAAAGCGTTGCGAAAAAATCCTAAAGCTATTGAAATCCAAGGCGGTGACATTAAAGATTTAAGAAATATGAGTGCGGCAGGGTTAAAGGCAATGAGAAATTTAAAAAAATATAGAAAAAATATAAGACAAAAAATAGTTGATATGGTTACAAAAAAAGTAACAAAACCAAAGGTAAATTAATGAAAAACGGTAGAATTAAAATTAACAAAAGATTAGCAGGAGGTTTTATAACAAATCCTATTTCAAGAATAATAATTTCTAAAGTTGCAAAAAAGATACCTAAATCTGTTAAAAATAGAAAACGATTGATTGGTAAAATGGGAACAGAGATTACTGAAGGTATGAAAAAAATTTACAAAGGAAAAGTTGCACCAAAAAAGCTTTTTAAAGACACAATAAAAGCAAATCAAAGTTTTCGCAAATACCTACGAAAGAAAAGTAATTAATGCCACTAAAGTCAAAAGCGCTAAGAACTGAACAAGATTTAACTCCAAAACAGAGAAAGTTTATTGATATTCTTGTTGCTAATTGGGGTGAGATAACAAAAGGCGAAGCTCTGAAGAAAGCGGGCTATGAATGTAAGAGTGATAAAAATTTTTCTGACATAGCAAGCAGACTTACCTCACGAAAATTTAGCCCACATGTTGTTAAGTATTTAGATAAAAAATTAGAAAAGGCATCTGCCAAATACGAAAAAGATAAACTCCGAAGATACAAAAGATTAGAGAAATACGCTGACGGTGCTTATGCTGACAAACAATATGCTTCAGCTATTAATGCAGAATATAGGTCAGGACAATTAGCAGGTTTATATGTTGATAAAAGAGAAGTAAAAGTATCAGGATTGGAGGGTATGAGTCGTGCAGAGCTTGAAAAGAAACTTACAGAACTCTCAAACAAAATTGATGGGTTCAACGCGAAGACAATTGAAGCTGAGTCCGAAACAGTTGAATTACCTCAAAAGTAATAATTGGACCTCTTTCATTACTGTTTTTAATGAAGTACACAATACAGATTTAAAGTAGAACTTAGGTAAAATAAATGTTAAGACGGAAGAAAAGTAAATATAAACACGCGGTCGTTGGTGGTAAAAAATACTATCTGTACAGGATTTATTGGCTAGATCCGTGCGGGGACGCAGGGCATGCTGAGGCAAACGAAGTCAAAAAATTATTGCCCGCTAAAATGATTACCAATGCATTTATCTTTGATAAAGATAGAAAACACGTTTGGACATTTGCTTCATATGACACTGAGGCAGCCGTTTTCTCTGACCGAAATACCTTATTAAGAAGTAGTGTTACAAAGTTAGAAAAGGTTGAAAACTGACTTAAATAAATTATGAAAAAACGAGAGTCAAAACTTTGGCAAAGAATTAAAAATAATGTAAAGCAACCACATTTAATTCGCTTAGAATCAAATACTATCAACGGAATACCTGATATCAATGGCTGTTGGGCAGGTAAAGAGTTTTGGATTGAATTGAAATCAGATACAGTAAGTTTTCCAAAGTTATCTAAGTGGCAAGTTGCTTGGATTAATAAACGGATCTTGGCTGGTGGTATTGTTATCATCTGCAAAGAGGCCCTCTCGCAGAGGTCTCTTAAACTTTATAGACCCTTGTCCGCGTTCTCTTGTCCTAAGAAACTTAAACCTTCTTTTGTTTTCTCTGCTCCTGTTCCGTGGCCCGCTTTTGAGGACGCGTTATGGGAACTTCTAGAGCTACCTTCTGAGTTAGCGTGCGAACAGGTAAGGGGCCAACGGTTCGCGAATAATATTAAATACGGATCTATATCTCTGACGGACCTAGACTTGGCACGGTGTTAATTTTTTAGTAAATTATAAACGGGGGCAAACTTTTATGTTCGTTGTTTATGTTTAGCCCCCACCCAATAACGGGCCGTTGTTAAAAAAAATTTTACCATTTAAAAAGGACCCTAAAAAAAATACAATTACAATTTAGAAAATTAATTAATCAAACGAACCGCGAAAAACGAAGTACCTGTACGCGACTGCTATAAGTGTAAGTTGAATAGAAATAGTATATACTCAAACGGTATGACTTCGTTAAGCAATATATTATTTGGTATTATGATGAGTATCCTCGCTATTTTTATTTCTGTTTGGTATTTTATTTTATATTTGTTAGATATTATGTTAGACCTTATTGAAAAGGGGACCCAAAAGCTGAAAAAAACTAGAAGATGAATTTAGATACATTATCAGATGACGAATTAAGAACCTTAATTCTAAAGAAACAGATCGAATATATTAAATTATGTCAAGACAACTTCCTGTTATTTGTAAAAGCAATGTGGCCTGATTTTATTTATCGTAAAACAGATAAACAAGATAATTGGGGCCACCACCAAATAATAGCCAACGAGTTTGAAAGCATAGCTTCTAAAAAATCAAAACGCCTTATTGTAAATATGCCACCAAGGCATACTAAATCAGAGTTTGCATCATATTTGTTTCCTGCTTGGATGATCGGTAAAAATCCTAAGATGAAACTTATGCAAGTATCACACAACGCTGAACTTGCTTCGCGGTTCGGTAGTAAAGTTAGAAACCTAATGGAGACCGAAGACTATAAAAGTATTTTCGGAGATGTTAAACTCAGAGAAGATAGTAAGGCAAAAGGACGTTGGGAGACCAATCATGGTGGAGAATATTTTGCAGCGGGGGTAGGCGGTTCAATCACAGGACGAGGGGCGGACTTACTTATTATCGATGACCCACACACTGAACAAGACTCGATGTCTGACTCAGCTATGGAAAGAACTTATGAGTGGTATAGTTCAGGACCAAGACAACGTTTACAACCTGGTGGTTCGATAGTCGTTGTTATGACTAGATGGGCAACTGACGATTTAACAGGAAGACTTATCAAATCACAATCAGAACCAAAAGCAGACACATGGAGAGTTGTAAGCTTTCCAGCAATACTGGACAACGAACAACCTGTGTGGCCTGAGTATTGGCCAATAGAGGAATTAGAAAAAGTAAAAGCTTCGGTCACTACAAAAAACTGGAACGCACAATACATGCAAGATCCTACTTCTGAAGAAGGTGCCATTATCAAAAGAGATTGGTGGCAGGACTGGAGCAGCGAAACAATACCAACTCTTAAACATGTTATTCAAAGTTACGACACAGCTTATTCAAAAAAAGAAACTGCGGACTATTCTGCAATTACAACTTGGGGAATATTTCAACCTGCTGAAGGATATGAAGACTGTATAATTTTATTAGACGCTATAAAAGGAAGGTTCGATTTTCCTGACCTTAAGAATTTAGCTATAGAGCAATATCAATACTGGCAACCTGAAACAACTATTATTGAAGCTAAGGCATCAGGACAACCTTTAATACAAGAATTAAGGAGATCAGGTATCCCTGTAATAGATTACGTTCCTGCTAAAGGAAGAGATAAATATACTAGAATAAACTCAGTTGCACCCATATTTGAATCACAAATGGTATATGCACCATTAGAAGAAAAATTTGCACAAGATGTTATTGAAGAATGTGCAGCTTTTCCTCATGGTCAATACGATGACTATGTTGACAGTATGACCCAAGCGGTGTTAAGGTTCAGAGAAGGCGGGTTTATTACAACTTATCAAGATGCAATGGACGAACCTAATTTTAAGATAGAAAAAGATTATAAATATTATGGCTAAGAAAAAAGCAAAAGGCAAAAAACCAGTCCGACCCCTTGTTGGTACAGGTATAAATTTTTTAATTAAAACTAGAGATTTATTAAAAGGTAAAAAAGGTTTTCAAAAAGATGGCGGCATAATTAAAGCATCTTCAGGTAAGATGACTAAAAAAGATAAATTTGAAACTCAAAGAGCAGGAAACAAGGCTAAAAGAGATTTTGAAAAAGTAATGGTTCCTGATGGTAAGGGAGGCTTTGAAGCTAGAATGGTGCCTTCAACACCAAAAACAAGAGGACCCGTGGAGATGACTACTTTAGAAGAAAAAATTATAAAAAAAATTAGAGAAAGAACACCTAAACAAGGTATGTCTAAAGGTGGTATGTGCAGAGGTATGGGCGCAGCTCTCAGAGGTGGAGACTTTAAAGGAGTTAGATAATGGATAAGAAATTTAGAAACAGAACTACAATAGACAAGCGTATGGGTAAAAAAGACCCATTAGCAGATTTAAAAGCTTCAGAGAGAAGAAAGAAAAAACTCAAAGAGCAAGGTTCATTTATGATGGGTGGTAAAGTAATGAAAGCTCAACTAGGAAGAATGTTATCAGGTGGCCAAGCTAAATTAGACAGAAATAAAAATAACAAAATTGATGCACAAGATTTTAAAATCCTTAGAGCAGAAAAAGCTAAAGGTAGAGGCATGGGTTTACAAGACGAAAAACTTAAACCTGGCAAAGTTAAAAAAGCTGCGCTTGGTGCTTTAATTGCAGGAGCGTCTGCTGCAGGTAGATTGAAAAAGAAAAAAATGGCTCCTGCTGGATTAGGTTTTCAAGGAGCAGCTATGGCTAAACTTGAAGCTATGAAAAAAATTTTAGGAAGAAAAATGGGCGGTAGAGTTATGCAAGCTAAAAGAGGAACTATAATTAAACCAAAGAAACCAGGTGTGCT